AGCCCACTTCATCATCTCGGGCACAACCACCAGACGGAAGTTGTCCACCGAACCCACTTCACCATTCAGGGTTGCACCCCCGGCTGCGTACTTCTCCACAGGGATGAAGGCAGGGTTGTTGTGCAAGTCCTTCATGGCCTTGAACGTGGGCAACAGTTCCGAGCCAATGTAGGCAACACGGCAAGCAGGGATGGTGCGGGTGTCCACCATGCGAGTACCAGTAATGGCAGTCGTATGCTTAGGCGTGCGGTTGTTGTCCAGATCAATGGCTAGGTGCATCAGATCGCTGTAGGTCACCAGATCATCGGCACCCACGGTGTCATTGGAAGTAGCATTACCTGCGTACTTCACGATACCGGCTGCATTGATCAGGTCGATCTGCAGAGCGTCTTCAGTGATTTCGTTGGCACCGGCCAGCATTTCACGGTTAACGTGCTGCAGAAGATCAGCGTCGGTATCGAAGTCCAGAGATTCCTGGGTGTACTCATCGAAGAAGCCGAACTTCTCCAGAGTGCCTTCGATTTCCTTGCGCTTGAAACCAACACGGTTCACGCGGCCACCGTTTTCCGACAGCACAGGCAGCTTGCCGGAAATGGTGCCAATGTCCTTAGACGAGCCATACAGGTTACCGTTGGCGATGGTTGCACCAGCAGCATCAATACCTTGGTCGTTGATGTTGGCGTCATCCAGCAGAGGCAGGTAGTGGTAACGCTTGATCTTCTTGCCCATGTTCTTGGGCATGGAAGTCACATCAGCGAGTTGACCAAAGTATTGCTCCTTGGCAATTTCGATCAGAGCTTTCTTCTGATAGAACTCATTGGTGATCTGTGGGCCAATGCTTGAAGGAGTTGTTGGGGGGTTCTTAAATTGTTGGCTCATATCTGTCCTTTATCGGAATCGAATTTCTGCAAGTTTGGAAGACTCTTCGTCTGACAAAGCCAATGGATTGAAGTCCGAGGCTGCTGCAGTCGAAACGTTTGCCGGTTTAGTGGAGCTGGCAGCTCGTCGTTTCTCATTCAATTTGTCGTCTGCCGGGGCTTTTGGCTTTGGCTGTACAACTACTGGCTCTTGGTTGGGTTTTCCTTGGTTACTAACCAGATGGTTAAAACCTCCACGAGCGTTGATTGCATCACCAACTCGCCGGTATGCCTCAATGTCAGACAAACCATTCAAGCGACCAAACATCCGTTCACGTTCTACCTCTTGGTTGATCAGGTCGTAAATGCCATTGGCCACATGGTCATTGATTACCTTCAGCAACTGCGGTGTACTAGCAATAGTCTGTTTGCTGGCACCGTCCCACTTCTTGCTAACGATTTCGAGTGTCTGGGTGTACGTTGGTGTTTCTTGGATTTCATCCAACACCGTATCCAGATCAATCTCTCGATCATCGACAGAGTGAATTTTCGGTTTGTACTCGCCTGCTTTTTCAGCGTCTAAATCCATAGGATCAAGGCCGCTGTCCTTTACCAGCTTATTGATTGCTGCTGGATTTTTCTTTTCCAGGTCAATCAAATAGCTAATCTTTTCTTCGCTCAACAGGCCGTTGTTCTCCAACAGCTTGAGCATCTTCAGATTGGGCTTGAGAGCCGCCATCCGTTTGTTGTAGTTGGCACCCATTTGCATGAGGGCCACTGCGTCATCCACAGACTTGACCTGAATCTCACGACCGTTGGCTTTGAAAGGAGCCAGCAAACGCTTGTACTCGGCTTCATAGTCAACAGCCTGAGTTTCTTTCTCGGCTTTTTCTTCTTGCTTCTCTGCCTCAGTCTTTTCTTCTACAACTTCTGTTTTGGTTTCAGTAGTCGTATCGGATTCGTCTGCTTTCTCGTCCTCTGCCTCGTTGTCTGTTTCGGTACCAGCAGCCTCAGTCTCTGCAACTTCTTGCTTTGCTGGTGCTTCTTCTGCCTGCTCTTGAACCACTGCTACCGGTTCCGTAGGAGCCACGGCATTCATGATTTCTTCGTCAGACATTGCCAGGTAATCAACCTGGGCTGGGGTATTTTCAGTAGTAACCGACATTAGTTGACCTCTTCAAGCAGCTCGTCACGATAGGCTTCATCAGACTCGATTTGTTTTGCGGCCATTCCTGCCTGAGTCAAAATCAAACCAAGATATTGCTTGAATGCGCCGATGGCATCCATTTGCATGATGATGGATTTCTGAGATTCAGCAGATTGCATGTTTGGATCAGCTTTAAGGTGAACCAAGCGCACTGCTTCTTTCTCAAAGTACCCTTCAATAACGATTTTCTTGAAATCCTTATTGTTAGTCAGACGTTCCAGTGAATCGCCAAGTGCAACAAAGCCCTTGGATTCCTGAATGCTGCGTTCAATAGCTTCAATAGTGGTGGAGGACATTACTCTACTGAGTCTTTCTTAGTTATTACACGGAGCTAACCGAGTGATTGACTCGATTAGCCCGAATATATCTCAATATTTACTGTTTTGCTTTTGCATATTCCTTAATCAGATCAAATTTTTTGTTTTCTCGTTGGATTTCTCGGTCAATTTCCTTCAAAGCGACCTGACTACGGGCCTGTTCACCAACTTTCTGCAAATCCCGCTCTTGTTTCACACCGGATTCCTGTTCAACAAAGTCCAGGTTCTTAATATCGGTGTCTGAATCTAGATTCCGTTGCTTTGCTGCTTCAGTTCCGGCCTTAGCATCTGTCAAAACAGGCATAGATTCGTAATGGCGAGCCATTGCGTTCTCTTTGGCAATCTTGGCTTGTAGATAAAGCATTTCCAGTTGCTGCGTTTGCTGTGCAACAGGGTCTGGTTGAGGCTGGAATGACTCAATTCGCTTGGCCAAATCAGGCATTTTGCGAAGCCGTGCAATTTCAGCCAGGATCATTCGACTCATGGAAGCATCCATGGTCGGCCCCGCTGTCTGAAGCATGAATGCCAGCTCTTGTGCTTTGTTGTTGTCTTCTTCCGCAGTGGAAATAGACAACTTCAAATCAAAATTACCAGCCAAATCATCCCTGCGAACGGTCACAAACTCTTCATTGGTGACACGAACCACTTCTTCTTCAGAAAGAAGCTCGGAATTCATGCTGATGAACTTGCGACCTATCTTGCAAATGCCTGCAGACAAGCGACGAAGGATGCCCAACTCACGCTTTGAAGCTGCATCAAGTGCTCCACGGACTCCTGCAGCCACATCACCAAGGGATGCACCAGATACCCCACTGCTAAACGACTTCACCCCAGTGAGTGATTCAGCTTCCATGTTCTGCAGTTGAAGCATGAACTGGGCAGAAGCAGGGATTTCAGGGTAGGTGTGCATAAACACACCTTGCCTTGGATCGACATTGGCGTTGAATTCGTAATCCATGCCCTTATCGAACTTACGTCGATTGGTAGCATCCAGCATGTCTTTACGAATACCTGTCTGCCCATTAGCAGACTTGGCCAGAATGTCGATCATTCCTCGGGTAACTGCACCAATGATCTGCTGGTTGTCTTCCAACAAAGCACCATCAGGCTCTCCGTAGATGCTCTTTCGTACAGGTAGGTACTGAACCACTACAAAAGGCAATGCCTTGTCTGGGTATGGGTTCTCTTCCAGACGGATCATTTGATCGCCTACCCAAGCAGCGACGATAGGAACCACTTTCCCGGAACCATCAATGTCACGATAGCCCCAATATTCATGAACCACAAACTTCTTACGTGGCTCATCCTTGAAGTTAAAGCTTTGAGTATCTGTAGGTACTGCGTGGTCTGGGGTTCCAAGAATGCTATTACCTGAAATGTTGATCTTCTTCAGGTTCTTGTATTTGCCAGTAGCTTCCAGCTCTGCCAACGAAGATTCAAACGTCTTTACAGCAAAGCGAGCCAGCTCGTAGTTACCCAAGCAAGTAGGGTCAAACACGACATTCCGAATGTCGCAAATCTCTGCAGTAGGGTGGTTGTAAAGAGTTCGTTTCTTCTTTACTTTTTGGCTTCCTTGAATGACTGGTTGAATAGGAACACCCTGTTCAATAGTCAGTTCATGAGCTTGTTTAAGTTCTTCAGGAACATCTGTAACGTATTGGCTTGGAGACTCTGCCAACATCTGTGCCAATTGTTCGTGCATTGGCCCATATTCTGGGTTCACCACATACTGAACAACAGGCTCTTCTGTCTCATACTCTTCTTCTTCAAATCTCCAACCAGTCTGAACAATCACAGTCCCTTCATCAACTGCAGTACGCACGTACTCATCAATAAAAGAAACCTTGTCCATCTTTGTGTTGATCTGGTTGTTCAACAGAATTTGATTCTGTCTTGCTGCTTCTTTGTCTTCCCAAGAAATAGGACTGACATTAAACAAATCATCAGTGCTCAGGAACGGCTCAGACAAAGCTGCATAACGCCACTCTGCCTGTTTGCGAATGAGCTTAGGAACAATCTTGGAATTGCCATCAGGTGTTTTAACCTTGGCTTTACCAGTGACGTTTAAGTTATCCAACCAACCATCTACTTTGGTAACGTGATTGGTTTGAATGGGCCTGGCATCTGCCAAGTCCTGCTTCAATTCCAACAGAGTCGGTGGCTTTTTCCAGTTTGTCAGAGGTACCGTAGGAGTGTCGGTACTAATCATGTTTTGATCCATCGGTTGTTAATCCTCTACTGGTTACAATCGTTTTTAACTTAAAAAGAAAGGCTACTATGCGTATTAAACCAATCAGCAATAACTTCATTATGCCAACAAAGGGCAGCAATGATGCCGGTGCAATTGATTTGTATATGCCAGAAGAAGGTTCCGTAGATGGGACTGAAACCAAAATCCCTCTTGGTTTTGCTGCTGCAATTCCAAAGGGATATGTTGGTTTGCTTCTTCCACGCTCAGGTGTAGGTGCCAAACATGGGCTTGAACTGAATAACACCTGTGGAGTAATTGATGCTGATTACCGGGGCGAATGGATTGCTGTGATGCGAACCAAATCAGGAAAAGAGTTTTCCTGGAAACAAGGGGAGCGGGTATTGCAATGTGTGCTGGTGCCTGTACTTAGCCCCACGCTTGAACAGGTAGAAGACCTAGATGCCACAGATCGTGGTGAAGGTGGTTTTGGCTCTTCCGGCAAGTAAGCCAAATCAAAAATAGAAAAGCCCCTATATGGGGCTTTTTTTACATCCAGCCGTTAAGCCTTGCCTTGATATTGGTACCTACCAAATCAGCTTGCATCCCTTGATTCTCAAGCTCCTGGCAAGCTTGTTCATACTTCATGTAGTACGTGTTGCCTGCATGGAACTCGTTTGTCATTCCCATGGGATTGTTTATTCTGCTGGCCACAAAGTAGAGCAGGGCTTCTAAGTGGCTGTCAGGCAATTCCAGTTCACTGCCATCCACATAAGCGTAGTCCACCTTTGGATCAAACGTAATCTCTGTATGGTTGGCTCTATAGACAACCCGCAAAGTATCTGTTTTGAAATCGTCCGGTAAAGCCGGACTTTTCTCCACCACATCTGCGGGGACAGTCAGCACTTTGGTTTGTGGTGTCTTCACAGAGTACAGATGGGCAGCATCATTCAGAGGAAACTGCTTGCCGGATTCTGCATAGACTTCCTCTACCTTGAGCAAGTCATCTACAAAAGGGTTGGCACTGTCCAGAATGAATGGCGCACCAGAGAAGCCACCAGCACTTTGGCTGAACTCACTGGTCAACGGATACCGTGTTCTGCCTGCCTCCAATTGAATGATCAATTCGCCTTCCTTCAAACGAAACCGTTTGAACAAAGCAGTCAGCCCCATGTTGATATGCGGCAGTAGCTTGGCTCGGTTTTCTTTATTGATCACCCCAGCAGCTTGGCCACCAATACTGATCTGAGAAAGCTCACCAGCAGACAGAGCATCAAAAATATCTTGTAGTGTCATGTTGTTCCTTAAACAATGTAAGAGGCCATACGGCCCGTGATTACTTCATCTACATCAATGTCCCACATACCGTCTTCTTTTCCGCTCTGAACCAGTGGAGCTTCTTCAGATGGTTTCCAAGCAGGCATTACAGACAACATAGAAATAGTGTCCAAGAAGTCGTCTTGCTTGCTTTTGAAACCAGACACAGAAACCAAGCTCAACTCATTTACTGCTTCCACAATAGTTGGTTCAGTCTTGCGCTCAATTGGAAAGAAAATCTTCCGTGCTTTAAATAATGGAACCACTGTATTAAACCGTACAAGCTTAGCTGTATTAGGTCGAATACCCGGCTTGGAGTCATTTCCTTCACTTGCCAGAGGAAAGTAAATGTTTCGCTCCAGCATCTGGTTTTGAATCCAAGAAATGAAACCTCCTTGCTGTCCAGTAACCTCCACGCCAACAGATTGAGGCTTGTACATCTGAGCAAGACGGAACAAGTCATCAATGTTTTTGTCCATGAGCTGGCGTTTACAAATGCCATCCACCCAAAGCCAGTCACCTACATTGTTGTAGGCCCATACACTGATCACTGAGTAGTCAGACTTCTGCTTTTCTGACGTAGCAAAGTCAGTGGTGATATAGAAGTTGAATCGTTGCTTATTGCGTAGCACAGCATCCAGCTTGTACCAACCAATATCGCCATCCTGAATCAACCGATCTTCTTCACTCATGATGCGCAGCATCAATTCCTGGTTGAAGGTATCTACTTTCCCAAGCTTCACCGCGTTCTCGTACTGCTGCTTCACATACTTGTAGGTAAAGCGATCTGGCCAACTGCCCCTGAAATCTGCTTCCTCACAAGGGAACTGCTCACATACAGGAAAGACGTTGACACTCCAGGCACCAGACTCCACAGCCTTGTACAAAGGGTCTTTGGCATTGAACGGTGTGCCTGACCAAATGATCATGTTCTTGGTTGGGTGCAAGGCGTAGTCCACAGCCTTGTAAACCGTGTCTTCCACTGCAGCAATCACAGTGGCAGAACGTGCATCTTCGTCACTGATCAAGTCATCAAGTACCGCCAGTTGAGGGCGCTTACCCATTTCCTTGGCACCACGAACACCCGTCTGAGCACCGTAACCCTTGGCGATGAAAACCTTGCCATCAGCGTTTTCAAATTCCCACCGAATGTCGGTGAAGTGAATCCTTGGTACGTACTTCTTTAAGAAGTCAGAGTTTTCCCAACGGAACTCCAAGTTTTTGCGCATGTTCTTGACCCCGTTCTCAATGGAGTCAGAGACATACAAAGCCAAGTCAATACGACCAAAGCCAGGAACCTCACCATAGGTGGCGATGTACAGAAACAGGTATTCGCCCATCACCGTGGTGTTGTGTGTTACCACATAGTCTCCCGCCAAGAATGTGCGCTCTTTAGTGCCTACCATCAGGCACTGGCTACGCTCTTGCGCAATGGGTTCAATAGCCACCAGCGGTATACGTTCGGTGCAGTTGAAATGTTGTCGCTCTGCCTTGCGGGGCAAGCGAAACAGGGGCAGGTTCAGGCGTATGCTGAGGCGATAGGCCGCGCACATGGGCGCCCAAGTTGCGCTACCGCCAAGCGACCAGATCATCTCCTGCACATCTTTGATCAACTGCAAGGAGTTGGATGTGAACGCGGTGCAGCCGTTTTTGTAGACAGTGCCATCTGTGTCCATCAAACCTTGAAGCAAGGCCAGTCGCTGTGCCACAGACGCTTGCTTGTATGCCAGCGGTACAAATTTGTTGTCGCCATGACAAGCCAAGCCCAATGCTTTCAGCGATGCGCCCAGACCCAACAAACTGACCCGCCCTACTTGAGGAAAGCGGCGGTCGGTCAATACCGCACTGCACTTGGTTGGTATGTACTGGATGTGGTGCGGTAGGTCATCTACATGACCGTGCAAACGGCAAAACCCATTGTCTCGGGCCATGCTGCCATCACCTATAGCAAGGCCCAGGGTGTAAGGATCTACAGGTAGCCTTTGTTCCGGGTACTGTACTGGCTTAGGCAGAGGCACCCATACCCGGTTTTCTTTGCCCAAGGGGTTTTTGAGCGTCTTGTTGCGAGTAGTGGTCAGCGGGATGCCAAGCAGCTCTCGTGTGGTCAGATCGCGTCGATCCAAGTAATTCACTCGTTTGCCGTCCACGCGCTTTTGGCGTTGGTGGATCACGGTGTTGATATGGTCTTCGCTGACCTTGAGCGTTCGTCCATCTCCCAGTACCAGTCGGTACATGGGTTTGTCAAAGACTTCGCTTTTGGCCAAGACCGGCGCGGCTTGTCCATCCTCCCCGTAGATATGCTCGCCTACCTGAATATCGGCCACCTTACGCCATCCCTGCGGAGTAGGCAACCGAGTGTCTAGTGACAATGCTTTGGCAATACCACGGTGGCACAGATTGATCACCCGTCGCCCACCATTAGTAATGGTGTCGAGCATCTTGTAGTGAACAACTGGGGTCTTGTTTTCTTCACCTTGCTCACCGTTCACCAACTTGATGAAGGTGACAAATTCCAAAGCAAAGTCGCTTGGTACATAGCTCTCATCTACCGAGTAGTCTGTACTGTTGAGATAGTCCTCAACCTTCCAAGGAGCCAAAGCTTCTTCTACTGCTTTACTCATGCTCGGGCACCCCAGTTACCAAATCCAGAAAAATCAATAGCCCGGTTTTGACCTACAGCAGCCATGAAGTTTGGTACCTGCACATTCATTGTCGGCATAGGGCCGTATTGAAGATCAGCAGCACGAACAGGCTCACTGGTTCTGAATCGCTCTTGAAACTCTGTCCATGGGTCAGGCCCAGAAGCCATAGCAGGAACTGTCTGGGGCATTGGTTCTACTGGAGAAACAGGAACAGGTTGAGCTGCAGCAACAACCTCTGGAGCTGGCAGCTCTACTGGAGTTACTTTGGCTACTTCAACTGGCGGTGTATCAGTCTTAATTTTGGCTTTGCCACCATTTAACCGAGCGGCCACCTGTTGCCCGTATTGAAGGGTATTAGGTGCCTTGGGGTTTCTTGGATCAGAAACAGCAATACCTTGCTTGGCTTTCTGCAAACCACCAGGCCCACCGTAATACCCAGCAGCAATCAAAGCAGGATCACCACCAGCAAGCTTGTCCATCTGCTTGATATAACGAATACCTGCTCGGGCATTCATCATGGGATCGTTAATGTCCCAGCCTTTATCAGCAACGCTTGCAAAAGTACCGGGCAGTATTTGCATACCACCAACTGCACCTGCATTAGAAGTCTTGGTGTTCTTACCACCACCGCTTTCTTGTTTGTAGATACTCCGAGCCACTTCAGCCAGTTGGCCAGTAATACCTTCTGCAGCTAGAGCCTCTTCAAACAAGTCTTTTGTTTTGGCCATTTATTGCCCTTTACACAAGAGGATATTCATCGAATACCTCAAGTGTAATAGCTGGGCCAAAAGGCAATGTCAGAAATTGTCTTTTGCAGCTTGCCGCATAGCTTTGATAGCGGCTTTTTTTATTACTTCAGATGGCACGCCAGCATTTTTTAAGGAGGCTTTGAATTGCGACATGATAGCTCTCTGCCGACCAGCCACCTCTTTCCAATACCTTCGCCCGTAAACGTAACGCAGTAAAAACCAAATGATGCGGGCCTTGCTGGAGTCGGTATCGTAAGGAATACAGGCTTGTTCTTGAGAAATCAACCATTGATAGATCATTGTGTAATTTCCTTGGCTTCAACATCCACCACTTGAAGCTTGCTTTCGGCAATGTCTTTCGCACTAGATTGCCCAGCTTCCATAGCCAGCCTTTGTTGCCGCGCCAACTCCAAAGTGGCATTACGAAGGGCAGCAATAGAACTATCTTCTTTGACGTTAATGTCCAGCTCCACCTTCTGTTTCTCAGGCATCTTTAGATGCGTCAGCAAACTATTGGCAGCATCAGTACGAACCTTCTCACTAGAAGCAGTCACCATCAACTCGGCCTGCACATTCAAAGCCTTCTGATACAAATCTTGGTTCAGAACATAGCTAGGAATCAGGGTCTGCTCAAAGATCAGATTGACTAGCTTGCTCTTGTTGTATGCAGTGACATAAGAGGCAATGTCCTTTGCCGCCACACCTTGAGCCAAGAACCTCTGGTACTTATCAGGAAAGGTCTTGGTGTACGCCTCGATGTTGGTACAGCCCATGAGCTTATGGCTTACGTACTTCACCGCATTCACATATTCCTGTACCTTAAACCGGCCATCAGCCATAACCTTGGTATAGGACAACAGGTTATCCCGATATGCCTCAAACATCTCTGGTTCAGAGAGTGTTGCATTCACTTGGTCAATCAGTTCTTGGTTTACTGACTTCTTTACCTTGTCTGGTAAAGCCAATTTGAATTGATCAACGGTAAGTGCTTCCATAGGGAATATCTGTGAGTTACTATATCGGGAGTATATGATAACGGTTACCAAATACCTGGCCCAAATCAATAGCTCAAAGGAACTCTATGCAACAACACATCGGAACCAAAGTAATCAGCTCGACGCCCATGACCCGTGCCGAATACAACGAATATCGGGGCTGGCAACTGCCTGCCAATGAAGACGGCACAGATGCTGGCTACCTGGTCGAATATCAGGATGGTGGCAAACCCAATGATGCCCGCCACACCGGCTATATCTCCTGGTCGCCCAAGGCGCAGCACGATGCAGCCTACCGGCCCTGCGATGCCATGACCTTTGGCCTGGCAGTCGAAGCACTGAAGAAGGGGCTGAAGGTTGCCCGTGCTGGCTGGAATGGCAAGGGCATGTTCCTGTACTACGTGCCTGCCGCCTCTTACCCGGCCAACCGCAACGAGAACAGTCCCATGGTCGGCGTGTTTCCAGGGGACATGGTTCCGTACTGCGCCTACGTCGCCATGAAGACGGCAGACAACAAGGTGGTGCCTTGGCTTGCGTCACAGACGGACGTGCTGGCAGAAGACTGGGGACTGGTTGCGTAACCGCAGAACCAAAAAAGAAAGGGGCTCAAGGCCCCTTAATTATTTGGTGGAAGATAAAGGAATCGAACCATCACCGTTTCCGATGCCACTGGGTTCAAGCCAGCTTTGCGCCCTGCGCGGTATCTTCCATTAACTGGTGGATGCTCTAGGTATCGAGCCTAGTGAGCCATAAGACAAGAGATTTACAGTCTCTCCCCGCTCCTTAC